GACTATGCCCTATCAGCAGGGATGCAGGGTATTTGGGGTGGCACTACTTATGAGGAACGCCAGAAGCTAAGGTCTTAGTCTTGGTCTGGCACATTCTTGATGGCAAGGATTGAGCCACCGACTGACAAGATAGCAGCAGCAACATTTAGAATCTGAGTGCCTAGCTCGCCTGTGATAGTTCCAAGGCTAATTAGCAAAGGTACAGTTGCAGCAATAATTCCGTAGATCCATTTTCTTACTTCAGGCTTTAGGTCAAGCATTTTCTTTATCCTCATCTGTTGGTTTGTAAAGCTTTACATCCTCAAAGGTAGCACTAGCTGTGTAGGCCGTAAGGATTATGGAGATTAGCGCGACTCCACCGATGACCATCTGAACGCTAACCTGCCGATCATAAACAAAGGTAAGCATCCCAAAGACAATCATCACCACGCCAACTCGGTAAGAGCCAAAGATTAGCTTGCGCCGGAAGTTCCAGGATGGGCCAGAGCTTTTGGTCTGTTCATCTTTGAGCAGGAATACTGAGTCGAGCCAGTTCATGTGTCTAGTTTACCGCCTTGATTTTATGCCAGTCAGGTCAGGATTGAAGCCCTGTAAGCCTCGTAGAAGCCCTGTAATACTGTCGGGCTAGTGATTCCCCTGTTTAGGGTGTTATGCCCTGTATGAGCCGTATAGGGCTATTCAGCCTAGTTTCGACCAAGTTAGGGGACCAACAATGCCGTCTGCCAGTAGGCCATGCTTTCTTTGAAAGGCAACAACAGCAGCGTGAGTGGCTGGACCAAATGGACCTGGTGGGTTTACGCCTAGTTTGTTTTGAAGGTAAAGCACATCTGGACCTGCTGGCTCTCCACGCTTTAGCTCTCTGCCTCGATAGGGTCTTGATCCTGTTGCTGGCTTTGAGGGTTTGGCAGGTGCAGCAGGTTTGGCAGGTGCAACACCTTGCTCGGCTAGTAGCTTCTCAAAGTCAAGGTTGCCAGCTCCCATTGTTGGCTTGCCACCGAATCGAACCGATAAATGAAGGTGTGGACCATAGCCGTTTTCTTTGCCAAGACCCGATGCACCGGTTAGGCCAATAATCTGACCCTGCTTGACTTGCTGACCTGCGACTACATCAATGCGCGATAGGTGCAGATAGTCTGCGTTGTGACCTGATGGAAAGCTCTGAAATATCATCCGACCACCTGAGCCAGTAAAGGTTGGGATAACGCCGGTAATCGTTCCGTCAGCTATTGCCTTTACAGGTGTGCCAGTTGGGACTCCGTAGTCTGTGCCAGGGTTTTTTGAAGGGTTTACTTTCCTGTTTTTATGTCCGTCAAAGCTGTCTGTGATTTTGCCCTCGACTGCTCGAATCCAGGTTGCCATTATTTACCCAGCGATGAGGCTATCAAGCCAATGATTGAAACAAAGGAAGCTGTTAGACCTGTGTAGGCGATGCGCTCAATCCAAGCAAGTCTGGCAAGGGTTAGTTCTACTTCTCTAATGCGGTCTGGCACATCGTCAAGGTGATCTAGTTTCTGTAAGACCTTGACCAGAATCTCGCCATGCTCAAGTTGCTTTTTGTAAATGTCAGCTTGCGTGATTCGGACTGAGGTTGTTTCGTCAGCCATTTTAGAGTGCGTCAATCTCATCTTGAGTAAGACCCAAAGCAGCTAACTTAGCCAAAGCAGACTCGCGTGATGCCAGCCTTGCTTGCTCGGCTAACTGCTGAGTTTCCCACTCGGATTGGTCTTTTAGAATCTGCTCAAGGATTTCTCCAGTAGCTTCAATTCTTTCGCCATTGATTTGAACATAGATTTTTTCTGTCATTTTAGCTTTCCTTGATTCCGTAAACAGTCATTGTGCCTGTAATGTTTCCGCTTGATGGGAAGATAGTCAATCCACCATAGGAAGTATTTACAATCATTGCCATACCGCTTATCTGTAAGTTTCCACCTGCACCAATAGCAGCGAATTTAGTTCTGTCTGCTGAAAATGGACTGTACATATTTATCTCAACACCAAAACCTGAAGTGCTACTAATTAGGCCTAATGTTCCGTTGGTAAGCAAAGAGTTGTTAGTGCTAGCAGCGGCCTGAGAGTTAGCAGCACCAACCTTGTATTCACCAACTCGATAGTTGCTTCCAGTTTCATCTGCCGGTGGTGGGCCAACAGTCCTAGTTCTAAGGTTTAGCTGTGCGCCGTTGACCGATGCGGCTGTGATGTTTACAAGTACCTTGTAGTTGACATAGGTAGCAGTAAACACGCTGTCTAGGGATACTGTTGTTGCAGTTGAAAATGTAGTTGAGTTTATGAACTGAAGTGTCGGCTGGTTTCCAACTGGTGTCCAGGCACTTCCATTGTAAATTGTTAGGCTGTCAGAGTCTTGAAGGTAGGCAGCCATTCCGTCTGTCGGGGTTGGAATAGCAGACCCTCTAGCCGCTGTGCCACCAAAGACCATTACAGACTGATCCATAAGATAGGTGTTTATGTCTGAGGCATCTAGTCTTGTAAAAGCGTCAAATTCTTTTCTTGGCATTTTCTAACTTTCCTTTATTCCATAGACACTTATTGTGCCTGTAATCGTGCCAGATGCAACCGAGATAGTAAAACCATCATAGGAAACTGTGTTGACAACAACACCTGCCGTAGCTCCTAAACTTCCACCAGCACCATTCTGAAAAATAACTGTGTTAGTCGCGGTGAACGGGTTACAAAATTTTATTTCCCCTGAGTATCCAGCAGCAGCCTGAGTCTGCCCAAGACGCATAGAGCTTGTAAGAGAGCTGTTTGTGCTTCCAGCGGCTATCGTACGAGCAACACCCACAAAATACTCTCCAACTTCATAGGTGTTTGTGGTCAAGTCAGAACCCGAAGCCCTAACTCTAAGTGTGATGTTAGCGTCTTGGTCCGATGCAGCCGTCAAGTTCAATAGCACTATGTAGTTGGTATAAGCACTAGAGAACACGCTGTTTACCGAGTCTGAGGCTACTGCTGAGAAAGTATCTTTTGAAATAAAAACAAGAGTTGGCTGAATAGCAGCAGACTCCCAAGCACTTCCATCATATATCTCAAGGCTGTCTGAGTCTTGAAGCCAGCTAACCATGCCGTCACTAGGGCTGGGTAGAGCAGAGCCTCTAGCGGCTGTGCCGGCAAAACTCATAACAGCTTGATCCATAAGATAGGTGTTTACATCCTCGGCATCAAGGGGGGTAAAGCCCTCAAATACTTTTCTTGGCATCGTTTCCTCTTATGGACCTAGTATGTTGACATTCAAGATACCCTTGCTGTCGCTGTCAATAGTAAACAAGGTTCGTTCGTTTCTAAGCCTTAATTCTACTTGATGGCTTGTAAGCGTAATTGAATGAGCAATGCCGGTTACTAAGCCAGATGTAATCTTTGGATCACCAATTCCGTTAGGTGTAAAGCTAACGGAGATGTATGAGTCAATCTCTAAGGCAAGCACTTGCAGCTTTTCCTCGATGGTTAGATTGGCTAAATCAACTGTGATGGACTGCACGCGAAGTTCTGGCTGGTAGAAATAGGTCAGGTAGTCTTTGGCAACCTCAAATGCCCCAACGTCCGTTGAGTTGAGAAGGTTGGTGACTGAGTAAGTTCTTACGCCATACAGAGCTTTAGACTTAGGTGCATCTGTTGTTTGCAATACAGAGGCAGTTCCTTGAGTGCTTGCTGTTATCTCATTGTAAAGAAACTCTGATCCATACTGGACATCAATGCTGGTGAATCGAATACCAGGGCCAAAGTCTGTAAAGGTAAGTGGTTCTGGGTCTGGGTTATCTACTGTTGCTGTTAGGAAAGATTGGCCGTTACCTGCCACAGACGCAACTAATGAACTAACAACATTTGAGTATGGTCCAGAGTAATCACTACCTGCGGTCAGAGCAACCAAGTTGATAGCAGCAACTCTGAAGTAGTAAGTAAATCCAAAAGCCAACTCGCTTGTTGTATAACTTCGAGTGGTGGAATTAGTGTTGGCAACAAGTGTTGTCCAAGTGCTATTGTCTGTGGAGATTTGAATCCTGTATCCACTAACAGCCTGACCACCATCAGAGCTAACCGAGTCCCAAGTTAGCCTGACTTCTGGGTTAGTTGGTGATAGAAGTTCAGCAGCAAGTGATAGTGGTTGAGTGGGTAAAACATCATAGTAAACAACATAATTCATTGAGCCATTGGCAGCGGAACCCGATGAAACAAAATCATTTTGAGTTGATCCTGGTGGGACAGAAGTGTTGATTACATTCACATCAAACTTAGCTGTGACTCCGGTGTTCATGTGACCAAAGGTAAATGCACCTGTGGGTGTAGTACTAGTTACACCTAGACCCACCCGATAGCTGGTTCCAGAAAAGAACACAACGGGTTTTTGAATGGTAGCAACATTTAGAATATCTCCAAAAGGACTAAATTCTTGAGATAAACCTAAGTTAATTCCATTAGAGTTCCAAACACCAAATCGGACCTGAGTTGGTTCACCGCCTACATATAGACCAAGAGAATCTAGTAAGGCTGGCTTCGCGGCGTTACCTGTTTTGCCTGGTGCATCTCGACCTTCAATGTTAGGAAAGGTTAGTGTTTGCCCAACTTTTTTTCTGTTTGTTGTTCCAGCGGCACTACTGGTAGCAGTAGGACTGCCGTTTTGAAAGAAAGCAAAAGACATTAGACACCAATCCATTCTGTTGCGTAGGACTCAAAGGCTCTCTGTGGTTGGTAGTCAGGTGCATCTGGGTCTGTGGTGTTGTACACAGGAACATTGGAGCCGTCAAAGTAAGCATCAATAGTTGGGGTTTTTTCAATAAGAACTGCGTCAAGGAATACAGCCGCGGATGCTCCACCGACTCGGATGCCGGAATAGATTGTGTTGGTTGAAAAACTGGTGATTATGCGAGTCCAGTCTGAGCTTGTAATGTTGCTGGTGATTGAGCTGGCAACTGTGTAGGTAACGCCATCGGTTGATGTTAGCCCTGACAGCGTTAGCGATACTGTCCCTGCGCTTGCCTTTGCGTAAAGAGAAGCTGTGTAATCCTCGGTGGTCGAGCTAATGAAATACTGCTCGGCAACTCCACCTGAGCTGAGGCTGCCACTCGCTGTGCCGATGTAATCGGTGGCTGTTGATCTAGTCAGAGTTCCTGAAGTAGCTGTCCATCCCTGCAAGCCATTTTCAAAGGATGGGTTTACAGATAGGTTGGTGCGGTAATACTCATAGCTTGGGTTTGAAAGGTCGTTGTTTCTACTTCGGAATACTAGCCGGCCTAACTTGTCAATAAACAATCTGCCAGGCTCTGCCTTTTCAACCTCTTGTAAATAACTTAGAGCGTTAGTTCCATCGTTGACTGCGTAGTCACCCACAGTCGCAACACCTAGCGAGATGTTTCGCATTGATGCTGGCCAGACTGCTGTGCCACCTACTTCGGGTTGAAGTAGGACATCAAGTATTCTTTCGCTACTTAGTTCTTGGGTAGGTGTGTAAGATGTTAGTTCTTGGTTGTTTAGATTCCAAAAAGCATCTGAAGCAATAATCTCAGCGATTGATTCGCCACTTGGGGAATAGCTAAAGTTCCAGTCAGTAATAAAACCTGTAAAGACAATTTGTTCCTCAGAGTAAACCCTGACCTCACCGGTTGGAACTATCTTGCCTTGGTATGGGCTAGGTCCATAATCAGGGTCATAGTTCCTTGTGGTGTTCTCAAGCTGGATAGAGCAGGTAGCAGCATTGAAAGTATCTTGCTGTGGGTCTTTGCCTCGGTTGGTTGAGACGCTAATAACATCAGAGCTAATGTCGCTAAACTCAACAGGCTCACCTGAAGGTGCAAATCCAAACTCTACCTTGACTGACAATTACGCTCTCCATGCTGTACCGGACTGACGCTCAAAATCCTTGA